CATGTTTTTAATTACCCTCATGAATTCAAAACTGGAAGAACTTCGTCGATAGCACATCAAATTCTTGGTTTTGATCATAATGGAAAAATTACAAATTATGCTGGTTTTGGGAAACCTTCTTGGGCAGATATTGTTCAAAAAAGTTCAAAAATCATATCTTTTTTTGATTTACCAGGTCATGAAAAATATTTACATACAACTATTCTAGGATTAGCTTCATCTTTTCCTGATTTTTGTATTATAGTAATTGATGGAAATAATGGAATTAAACCAATGACTAAGGAACATATAGTTATTTGTGTGACACTGAAAATACCCTTTATAATTGTCATTACAAAAATTGACTTGTGTAAAGATAGAAAACCTATTTTTGATGAAAATATGAAAGGTGTCAATAAATTTCTAAATTATCCAGGTGTTAGAAGAGTACCAATCAATATTAAAAATAATGATGATATTCTAACCGCTTGCAAACATTTATATTCTGGAAATATTACACCAATTTTTCATGTCTCGAATGTGACCGGTGAAGGTATCGATTCTCTAAAAATCTTTTTAAATTTGATAGGAAAAAATAAAGAAAATTACAAAAAATCAAATGAAAATATTATAGAATTTCACATAGATCATATTTTTAATGTCTATGGATTTGGAACAGTTATCGGAGGACATTTAATTAGTGGAACAGTGGAAGTTGGTGATAAGCTTCTCATTGGTCCAAATAATGGTGAATATGAATCTATTCAAATTAAATCAATATATTGTAAAAAAATTCCCATGCAAAAGGTAGAATATGGTTCATACATCTGCATCGGTGTTAAAAAAATCGAAAGATCTTTAATAAAAAGAGGAAATGTTGTCATTTCAACGAATAATATTCCTTTAGTTGTTAAAGAATTTACTGCTTCAATTAGTGTTTTAAGAACTCATTCAACGACAGTAAAAGTTGGTTATGAACCAATTTTAAATGCATATGCCATAAGACAAGTTGTAAAAATTACACAAATTTTAGATAAAAAAAATGCAAGAAATATTGATGATATTGAAGATGATTTATGTTTAAGAAACGGAGATTCTGCAGTTGTAAAATTTAAATTTAAATATAGACCTCAGTTTTTAAAAGTAGGAACAAGATTTATTTTATGTGAAGGTAAAACCAAAATAATTGGAGAAGTTGTTGAAATAATATAAAAATAGAATTTTTAAACTTATTTTGTAGTTTAAAAAATCTCATCTCATGAAGATGTCAAATTGACAAGTTGTTCTCTGAATGACACATTATTATATTTTAAGTTCATTATTTCAGCAGCAGGATTTGAAATAATATTATATTTACCATGATCTTGGGATCCATCTTCATTTATCCAAAATTCTTGTGATTTTACATTTGTAATTTGTGATATATCTGACATTATAAAAGCTTCAGTAAGTTTTTGAGTATTTACATCTTTAATAATTTTTCCTACAGGATCTTTATATCTGAAAATTTTTCTAGCTGAGTCGCCGCACACATAAACAAGATTTCCTTCGTCATCCCTCAGAATTTTTTTGAAAGCAAAATTAGCCAGACCTTTTTGTCCATCTAAAATATCATTTGATGTAAATTCTTTTTCTAATATATCTTTTATTCTTTTCGTATCATCAAGATTTAAATTTCCAATAATATTATTGTTTGTCGTTGTATTTTTGGGTTGTAAAGCAAGTTTTTTAATAGTCTTGTGTTCATCTTTATATATTTCATCTTTTATTTCTAATTCTTTTCGTAGTTCAAAATTCTCTCTTTTAAGTTCTTCAATTTTTTTTTCATTTTCTTTTTGAATTTCTTCAATTTTCTTTTCATAATTTTTTTGAATTTCTTCAATTTTCTTTTCATAATTTTTTTCATTATCAAAATTCTTCTTTTTTTTACAGACTAACAAATGACTTTTTAAATTTTGAGTTGAGTAAGATTTTTCACAGAAAGTACACTTAGTTAATTTATTTTCTATTGTATTATTTATTTTTTGTTGTACATCAAGACACTTTTTATTTGTTTTTTGATGAGTGACTAAAATGTACTTATTTTTCAGAGTATTTTTACAAAATTGACATTCCATTTTATTACTTAAATAAAATCTTTAAACTATTTTTTATTTTTTTTAATCAAAATTTTAAATTTTGATTAATTTTTTTAAAAAAATAATCAAAATTTTATTTTTAAAAGAGCCTGAAAACAATGTCAATGTAAAAATTTTGATTAAAAATTTTAAAAAATCAGATAAAAATTTTTTTTTAAAAATGAAAAAAATGGAACAAAAATGAAAAATTAAACTGTAAAATAGTTTAAATACAATTGTATTTACAAGGTTAACTTTAACCTGTATAATGTGTATATTGATGTTTGTAAAAAAAATTGTGTGTGTGTAGACGATTTTTTTAGAATTTCGTTTTATATGCAAAATTCTAAAAAAAAAGAAAAAAAGAAGAAAAAAAGAGAAAAAAAGAAATTTGATAACTCATTTATCAGTCTATAAAGTCATTATTATTTGTTCATATAAATATGATACAAAAAACGACAAAAAAAGATGAAAAAACTTTGAAAATCGATTGATTTTTCACCCGATTCGATTGAAAAATGAACAATTTTTTATCTGAAAGACTTCAACGACAAATTTTTCTGATAAAACGATTTTGAAACAGTATTTTGAACTTATTTTTACAAAATATAATTTAAGTCACAAATTTTACATTCTTTTTTTAATTTTTAAATCTACTTGTTTTTAAACTTAATTAAAATATATCCGTTTATCAGAACATTTTCCAACCTATATTCGATGTTATTAAATCCATTATTAAAATTAATAAATCAAGCCTCAAAATATTCTTTATTTTATTATCTTTTTTACAACAAAAACTTTTGAAAATCGATTGATTTTTCACCCGATTTGATTGAAAAATTAACAAATTTTTATCTGAAAGACTTCAACGACAAATTTTTCTGATAAAACGATTTTGAAACAGTATTTTGAACTTATTTTAAATAGTAGACTGAAATATAGATTAATTTGTTTATAATAATAAAGCTTAAAAATAAGATGTTCTTTATTTAAAAAATGATAACACATTATATAATTCTTATAGATGCATCGCATAGTATGAATGATAAAATTAAAAATATTATATTTTCACTTAATAATTATATTTCATCTAAAAAAAATAACCATGACATTTATTTTACAATAACATATTTTAACAATGAACTATATTGTTTAAAAAAAATGGAAAATGTAAATAATATAATAAACCCTATTTCAGTACATGATTTAATATTTTTTGGTGGATTAACTGCATTATACGATTCGATATGTGAAATTATTAATGAATTTTCAACAATCATTGACAAAAATGTTCATCACAATTTTTTCATTATAACTGATGGTGATGATAATTTATCTAGAAAATACGACAAAAATGAAACGGAGATTCTCTGTAATAGATCTATTAAAAGCGGTTTGTGGACTATACTACATTTTCATACTCATGATATAGAAAGTTTATTTAATATTTCTGAAGAAATAGAAATAAACAATGATAATTTAGAAAATATTTTCAGTAATTTGAAAATATAATAAATCTTTTAAATAATAAAATAATGAAGAAAACTATTTATGAATTAGCTTATGATCAGTGTGTAAAAAAAGGTATTATTAAAAAAAGTTGTGATAATTTTTTAAAATTAGATTTTGAATTAAAATTAAAAAAATGCAAAACTAGTAAGTGTAAAAATTTTTATAAGAGTAAAATCAAAAGTTTAAAAAAGAAATCCCGTAAGAGAAAAAAAAACTTAAAATCTTCTAATAAAAAAAGGAAAGCGTAATAAAATATTTTTTCTTAAATATTTGAATATATTTAAGAAAAATAAAAATTTAGGTTTTTACATATTTAAAATCAAATCATTTATATATGTTCCCTTTGCTAAATGCGTAATTTCATTTACATTTTCTAATTCATTTTCTGGTATTTGAAATTCCTTCATATTTTCTTCAACATTATCAACTATTATAATCTTAGTTTTATTTGTATAAACATATTCATCTGGTAAATTTGTTGTTATAACTCCATAAATTTGATCAATTGATTTTAGTGGTAATTGATTATATTCCTTATTTTTAATTTTTGTAATATTAGTCATTGTATCATAAAGAAATCCCTCCAATGATCTTGAAAATACATAAAGAGAACACAAAAGTTTCTCATAATGAATATTCTTAGGTATGCAATATTTACTAACTTTTTCTATTATACTATATATTGAAAGTCTAAAATTTTTCAATGCTTCCTGACGAGTATTTTTTGATATGTATAAATGACGTACATCTCTCGCTATATCAATCAAACCTTTCAAAATATATAAATTATAAAAAGGATTAGAAATTTCATTTTCGATTTTCACCCATTCGTTCAAAAATGCTTGATAGGATGTTTCGAAATTTTTATATTCTTGTTTTTGTAAAGGTAGTATCACTAATGTTTGTATTATATCTATACAATAATGATCATAATCCTTGAAAAGTTCAGACACTTTATTATAAATCACAAGTTTTTCTAAAACAAAATCAGATGCCCCCTTTTCTCCATAATCATCCCAACCTGATTCCCAATCAATATTCAATGGATGAAATATATTTCTTACAACTTTTCTAAAAATCTTTGACTTTTTCGTTCTTCTTTTTGTTTTTATTTCGTCCGAAACTGTCACCAAAAATAATTTTGGATCTGCAACCCAATCAAAACGATCACTTAAAAATCCAACATCAGTATGCGCCAAACTTGGCCATAGAGGCCCGTCATCCATATCTGATATATATGAAAACCCAAAATCTATTATAACCGGGTAATACCCAAGTGTTGGCACGCAAAATTGGTTCTCATCATCTATTTTATACAAAAAAACCAAATCTTTATCACACCTTTTAATCATTACATTAAATGAATGTAAATCATAATGAGAAAATCTCTTTCTTTTTTGAGCAATACTAATTGCCAATAAAACTTGTTTTACTATTGAATATAGAACTTCTTCAGAAACTTTGTCAGTTCTAATATAATTATAAAATTTACAACTATCATCGATATACTCACTCAATAAAATATCTTTCATTATCGGATATTTATTTTCAATTAAAAAAGGATTCTCATTGTTTTTGCGATACTTTGCGTCAATCTCACAATTTATCATACCTAAACTTTTACAAAAATGTGGACAATACGACGATATTCTATTTAATCCGTTCATAACTTGTAATTCATGAAAAACCAAATAATTGATATACTGAGATATTTTAAAAATTATTTGATGTTTTGTTTTTTTGATTTGAAATAATCCAACAACTCCTTGCTTGCCTGGTTTGTCTAAGACTTTTTCAAATTCTAGCCATTCATGATATTTAGAATTTTCATTTTGATCTACAATATTTTTGATATCTTTGTATTTTTTTCGATTTTTACTAAAAGTTTCCATTTTAACTAATATAAAAAATGACTTTAAGTATATTTTTTTAATCAATTTTTTTTAAAAAAATTCTTTTAAATTATATTTATAATAAATAAAAAATGTCAAGATCCGATTATCTAAATTTAAATAAAGCATATTTATCAAATGTAAAACAACAAATCAAAGAAAATTATGGATCCTGTTATTGGAAACAAGAACCTTGTAATGTTGGTCAACAACAGACAAAAGAATCTCAAGTTTATGATGGCTCTGGCGCTTGGAGTCTATTTGATTGGTATCCAGCAACTTGTAATCGTTCACGAACAGCCAATTGTCCTGACGATTACAGATATGGTGCAGATTGTATAATTGGCCCTTGGTCAAGTTGTAATAATGGACAACAAACAAGAAAAATTATACCAGCGGTACGTGCTGGAACTTGTTCTTCAAATGTAACTTCTCAATCTTGTGGAACACCTTGTGAATATGAGAAAAGAACTGGTAGTTGTACTTGCACTCCAGATAGTACTACTAATGGAACTATTGGAACTGAATACGTGTTAACAAAATCTGCTACTAATGGTGGAAAATGCGATCCACCACCAGCATCAACAAAAACTAGTTGTAATGTAAATAGTTGTGGACCTGATTTTTTATTGAGGAAATTAATTAACGGATATCATTTCACAACAAAAGATACTAGTAATGGTCAAAATTTTGTAGATGCTTTTAAAATTACTATAAATAGTATTAAGACTGGTGAAAAGACAAAATTTCTTACTGATATTTTAAATTACTTAGAAAATTTTTATTCAAGTACTATTACAAGTGCAAGTAATAAGTGTGCAATTGAAAATTTTAAGTTTTTGATAAATGAAGTTTATCAAGTAAGATTACCATCATCTAAAATTCCTTTACCACCTACAACTGCTTGCAGCTTATAGATATTTTTAAAGAACTTTTTTAGCTATAAAATGTAATAATTACATTTTATAGAACACGAATTAAAAATTTTATTGTAAAGATTACCTAATTAAAAATTTTCCATCTACACTATCATACTTTGTCATAACTTTTTTTATTTCCAAATTTATATACACAATCAATCCATCGTTACTTATCCTAAAATCACGTACTACTTCACTTTTCTTTTCTCCTTCATCACCATTTTCTTCTTTATTTTGACGCAAATTTCTTATAAACTGCTTGAAATTTTCATTCAAACCAATTGTAAAAAGTTCCAATAGTTGTCGAATCTCATAATTTTTTTCATTCTTTTTTAGCATCCTTTTTAAATTTTTTTTCCATTTGTCTTCATCTATTTCCTTTAACAAATACTTCCTTCTAAGTTGTTCACCATCCACATCATCAATTGTTGTTGGTAAATCAATAATCATTCCAATAGCTTCCATGCCTCGCATATAATAACACTCCCAAAATACAGAAGTAATATTAAAAGCATTCAACGAATTAAGTAAATTAAAATAATTGTTATGGTTATGCCTATGTCTTCTAACAATTCTAAAATAATTAACACAAGCATTGTCATTATTCGCATTTGGTTGAGTTGGAGGAATTGTTATACCCCTCTCTCTTAAAAAACGAAAATACTCAGGATTATGCCTCGGTCCCTCATCAATTTTACCAGTCGTCCATGAAAAGAACGTCATGCAATTTTCAGCAACACAGTACATCTGATCACATCCGTCAATTTTAGATATATGAACACCGCATTTAGGACATTTTTTTGTCTGTTTTTTTAAAAACGCAACGGTAGCTTTGTCATTTTCATCACAAACATGAGTTTCATCACTTCTATTATCCTTTTTATGATTACAATCATTACAAAAATAATTTTCACATAAACCACACTTGTAAGATGACGATAAAAATCCTCTACAACCATCAAGCGGACAACTCATAATAAACTCTTTTTTTACAACTTCTTTTACTTTATTGCGTTCGCTTGATGAAATCAACCGAACTAAATTGGATATATTTTCTTTCAACATCTTTTCATTATCTACCAGTTTATTATAATTATTATAAATAACCAATCTTTCAGGATTTTTTTTAGTGGGTTTTAATATTTTCGGATGTCGTTTTTTAAACATTTTTCTACTGATTTTTGTTGAAGTCAAAAGTTTTTTATTTTCATATAATTCATATTTTAATCGCGAGATTTCTTTTTCTTTTTCAATAATATCCGCAGTTTGGGGTAATAGACTCTTTTGTCTATCAAATACAATCAAAAATTTAGAAGTTTCATATTCACTAAAATGTTTTTTATTTACTATACTTCTAATAAAATCTTTCGTTATCTCAGATTTACAATGCATACAACTTGGTATCAAGTTATCAGTTGCAAATTTAAGAAAACATGTAGTACAAACCAATGGACATTTTTCATTTGCTGGGCATTGAACACATTTCAATTTAGAGTTAAATTCTTCAAAACATATTGAACAATCCATTTTGTATCTTTTATTATAAATTTTTTCTAAAAAAATCATTTTTTTGAGGAAATGGACTTAAAACAAAAAATGATTTCTTCTAAATTTTTCTTCAACTAATAAAATAAAAGATGATCGATAAACGTTTTATAGAAAATGGAAAAGATATTTGCGATAGTAATCCTTTTTACAATACATTAAAATTATTATTGAAATACTTTTTTTTATGCAATAGTAGTGATGTAAATATAATGGATTTAATAAGAGATGTTTCTAAAACAGAAACAGAGTTTAAAGTTTTCATGATTTATAAAAATTATGCACTAGACGTTTATTATTCTGATGTAAAACCAGTTTTTGAAAATGAAAATGATTTTAGTTGCGATGATGTAATTTTTTACATTATATATCTTGTAAAAAAAAATTATGAAGAAAATCGGTTTGTAATCAAACCTTACATATCAAGTTTAGATGAAGAGAATATAATAGAAAAATTTAATTTTATTAAAATGGAATATACAATTCGAAAAGAACAGTATGAAAAGATGTCAAATTTACAAGAAGCAATATCTCTGTTAGAAGAATCGAAAATGTTAGAGAAAAAATCAAAACAAAAAAGAAATAAGGCGTTGTCTCTATTGTATAAAATTCATTTATTGAATACAACAAATAATTCAAAGTTGATCGAAACAAATAGAAATCTTTCAAAAATGATTTTATAATATAAACCAAACACTTATAAAATAATTTATATTACAAAAAATTCTTGTAATATAAATTAAGTTTTTTAAAAACTTGTAACTGGTATTGTATTTTTATTTACATATGTTGTGATTACCGAACTTGTTTTAGTATTTATCGTATCTGTATTTGTTGTATTTTTTAAATAAAACGTCGAATTTAAATTAATTGGTTTTGGTTGTTGCAAATTTATTGTATATTTCGAGACAGCGATACCCGATCTAACTGTAGCAACTCCTTTATTAACCGCAGTGAATAAAGATGTCATATTTGTTGTTGTAATTTTTTCGTTTGTCGGATTACCATCAATATATAATTCGAATATATACTGATTTTGAACTGGTGAATTGTCTGTTGTTTGTATTGAATTAAAGTCTAAATCTAAATCCATAGAAGTTAATAAACCAGTATCAGTAAATTTATACGGGATAATATCTCCGATTTGGAAATCACTACTAATCTTTTTAATTGATAATGGATAAGTAGTAACTTTTGCACAATTACTAACATTTGGGCAAAAGTATCCTGTAGGGCATATTGTTGACACTGTAGGTGTTGGGCAATAATATCCTGTAGGACAATCTCCTGGTTGTGACATACCTGTATTTGGACAATAGGAACCAACTGGACATATAGTGGGACCTGACATACCTGTATTTGGACAATAGGAACCAATTGGGCATATAGTAGGACCTGACATACCTGTATTTGGACAATAAGAACCAATTGGGCATATAGTAGAACCTGACATACCAGTATTTGGACAATAAGAACCAATTGGACATATAGTAGGACCTGACATACCAGTATTTGGACAATAAGAACCAACTGGACATATAGTAGGACCTGACATACCTTTATTTGGACAATAGGAACCAATTTCACATATAGTTGCACCTGATAAACCAGTATTTGGACAATAAGAACCAATTTCACATATAGTTGCACCTGATAAACCAGTATTTGGACAATAAGAACCAATTGGACATATAGTTGCACCTGACATACCAGTATTTGGACAATAAGAACCAATTTCACATATAGTTGCACCTGATAAACCAGTATTTGGGCAATAAGAACCGATTGGACATATAGTTGCACTTGACATACCAGTATTTGGGCAATAAGAACCGATTGGACATATAGTTGCACTTGACATACCAGTATTTGGACAATAAGAACCAATTTCACATGGAGTTTGTGTTGATAAACCAAATGTAGGGCAATAATTTCCTGGTTGACATTTTAATGGGTCAGATAATCCAGAATCTGGACAGTATCCTCCAGTTGGACAAATAAAAGGTTTCACTCTACAAGAATTATCATCACTTGAACTCCAGTCTTCTTTAAAGTGTTCTATATTATACGGTTCGCAGTATTTTTTTTTAATTTGTTTTTTACATGGTTTTTGACACTTTTTGTTGTATAGTGACATTATTATAAAAAATATAATAAATACAAAAGGTATTAATAAAATTTCTAAAGTCATTATTTTTATTATGTAAAATATAATTTTTTTTTAAATAAATGAGTTTTTTATTTAGTTTTTTATTATTAATATTTTCATTTGTAGTGATTTTTTCTTCAATTGTTTTTATAGTAATATCATCGTCTTCTCCTTCTCCTTCTTCTCTTCTTTCTTCTTTTTCTTCTCCTTCGTCTAACGTTTGTACAAGTGATCCTGGTAATTTTTGCTCAGCTGATGGTAAAGTTGAAAAATGTCCATTAGGTTCTTATTGTCCTGATAAAAATATGACTGAACCGAAAGATTGTCCAAAAGGATATTATTGTCCTGATAGTTTTTCAACACCTATAATTTGTCCTAAAAGATATTATTGTCCAAAAACTTGTTTGAGAGAAGATTATTGTTTTAAATATCTACCTTTTCCATTTGAGTCATATTGTCACGATACATGTATTGCAAATCCTATTTCATGTCCAACTGGTTGTTATTGTACTGAAGAAAATAAATTGTATTAAAATTTTACAAGATGGAACTTTTTGAAAGTATGAAATTATATAAAAAAGTTTCATATAATGGAGGAAGATACTTATTATCTTCGATTTCAATTTTTATTGAATTTTGAATATTATTATTGATATCTTCACCTATAGATGTTTCAACGTGAGCAAAATTATCATACTTATTCTTAATGAAATTATTGTCACCAAAATATGACAAATGCCAACCTCCGTTATTGATAAGATCAACATTGTCAAACTGTAAACGTAATTCTGTCAAAAACAATCTTTCTATATTTGTAAATATATATGAATATTCTTTAGAATAATAACAGTATCTATGTTTTTTTAAAGGATCAAAAGTTTGTGAATATTCTTTATAAAATTTATAAGAAATTATATAAGGATGTATCCATATATTATTATTTTTATAATTCAGATTAAAAAAGTATAAATCTTGTTTAAATTTCGCAAATGATATACTTATTTTATTATTTCGAATATTATTAATTGTATTTGGATCGATTATCTCATCTAAATCAGATACAATAATATAATCAGAATCATCTAGTGAAATTTGTAATAACCCTTTCAATATACCTGTATGTCTTTGATAACCCTCGTTAATCCATTGATCACCATTTTCATTATAATTAAAAAGTTGAAATGGTTTGTTACCTTTTAAATTAATAGTAGGGTGAACATATGGTAAATCTATAATAACGTGTATGATCTTATCATTAAACTGTTTAAATAAATGTTTATTTTCATTAAAGAATAAAGGCTTTGATTTCCCTCGATGAGTTTGATTCGCTTCTACTATTATAAAACAATCAACAGATTCGTATAAAACATTTAATCGATAATATAATAAATTCAATTCGTTATAAAAAATAAAACAATCAATTATTTTCATATTTTTTTATTACTATCTAAGTAGTCTTTAAGTTTTTAAACAAAAGAAGGAATGAATAAAAATTCAAATATATTTTTTGAAACTCCCCTGATAGACACTGATTCAATTAAAAAAAGAAGCTCATATTTTTTATAATTATGTAGATCCTTGAATTTTTGTTCAATATGTGTTAGTAATTTTTCCTTTCTGAAAAAAAAATTAGGAAATATTTCAATACAGAATTCCTTAAATCCTCTGTATGTATAATGTTTATCATTTTTTATCATGGGACTATCTTCTTTTATTTTATTGTAAAAATATTTTGCTGAAGTAAATGTATTGATTGTTCCAAATTTATACAGTAATTTAAATAACTTTTCAAACCAATCATTATCTTTAATATAAATAGCATATTTTGAAATTATATCATATATAATTATTTCTGATTTATTTTTGGTTTGTATGTTTAATAAGTATTCAATTTTTTCAATTTCTTCAAAATATTCATTCGGTATAAGTATTATAGATAAATAATTTTTCATGTAATCTTGATATCTTATAAAAAGATCGATTGATTTAATTTTTTTTTCAAATCTATAACAGTTATAATCTTGTGTTAAAAAAGTTGTAACTATTTCAGCTTCTAATTTCGGATTGTTTATAGAATGAATTAAACTTAGCACAAAATCTATATCATTAAATAATAATTTCTTACAACAACTAAAATTTTTAAAATTTAAATATAAGTTAGTGCTGTATAGATTATATAAAATTTTTTCTGTGTTTTTAAAATTTAACATTATAGATCTAAGTTTTTCTAAAATTTTAGTTTCATATATTGGATCATAATTGACTTTTTTAGGATAACTTTTCATGAACCAAATCCATAATTTATCCCACTTATAATGAGTTTTTAATTGTTTGCATTTCATTATCTTTTTAAAAAAAATTAAAATTAAAATAAAAAATCAATTTTCCCATACTGCTAGAAAAATTGATTTTTCATACTAAAATTTTATAAAAAAATCAGCAGTATACTAACTATGGATTCTAGCTTGTTTGACTTATCAGTTTACTGTTATGACATTTCATCCGAAGGATTTTTACAAGAATTCAAGGACTATGTTACAGATGCCGACAATACATATTCTGTTGTTATGAATTTTGTAATTCAAAGACAAGTTTTTCTTAGTGAGTTGAAATTAGTAAGAAAATCGTTAGATAGTGAGAAATTTTATGCTGATAGAATTACTGATAATACAGATTCTTACATGTCATTCGTTGATAATGATTGTGATATGTATAATTTGGATATTTCATATTCTAATTCTGTAATGGATTATGATTTACGTGTTCAATTTAATATCAGTTCTGCTCTTCTTAACGTTATAACTCGAAAGCCGGTAGTAATATTTGATTATGATTTTCACGATTCTCTTTGTCGTTCAAAATTTAATGTGTTTGAGATTATGAATTATTTGTAACAGTAAGTAAATACATAATTAATTTAGATTTTTTATAAAAAAATTATATTTTTGGGGAAAAAAATTGAAAAATTCCCAATTTTTTCAACAAAGATTTCAAATTTTCAAGAAATATGGAAAATTTAAAATCAAAGCTCACAAAATGTCAGTTGCAAGTTTATCATGAATGCATTCGAAAAGGTTCAGGTGGATTAAGCCTTGTAATGGGTTATGGTAAAACAATTTTAAGTATTGTTTTATCTCTTAGTCAAAAAGAAAAGATTGGGTCTACTGAACCTATTCTCGTTGTTTGTTCTAAGACGTTGATCGAATCTTGGATTCATGAAATTAAGAAATTCTTTGGAACAGAGTTAAAATTTGAAGTTTTACATAAGAATTACATGAGTGATATTGATAATTTTAAAATTAAATCGGACGTAAAAATGATTATAACAACACCTGAAGTTCTCACAAAAGCTTATAATGAATATAATATTGAAGATAAGTTTACAAAAAAAGTAGTACAAAATGAAGGACAGTTTAATCAATATTATATCAAGTATTATCTAAAGGATGATGTTGAGAATCCATTTCTTAAAAATCGGATTGGTATTGCTACTATATTTTCAACGAAATGGAGCGTTTTCGTAGTTGATGAAGTTCAAAAGTATACAAATATTAATAATATCCGTTGTCAAGCTATGGGCGCAATTTGTTCTCATCATCGATGGGTTCTCAGTGGAACGATGTTTAGTGAGCCTATAATTGAACGTATTCTTGGTTATTATGTAATCCTCCAAGATCCTGATTTTCCAAATAATATTCCAAAGGCTAAGAAATTTGTTGATAGTTCAAGATTTGAAGGTTTTGATAGAACAATTATTCAAAGAAAGGAAAATCCAAGTTTTATAAAACCTATTGTAAATCAACAAATTATATCACATAATTTGTCAAAGGAAGAGGAGATTATTTATAAATCGATGAAGGTTATTTTCAATATATTGGAATCACAGAAACAGCTTGCAAAAAAAATAAAAGATAAAGAAAAAACAAGGGAGTTGTCAAGTATTCTTCTTACATTGTTTTGTTATTTAAGACAGTCATTGGTTTGCCCTGTTTTACCTCTTAAAAATAAAAATTCATCATTGTCTAAAAAACTAATTAGCGAAGCCGAGAAACATGGTTTAGGTGATTGGTTAAATAATGAGAATTGTATCAAATCTACTCGATTTAATGAGGCATTGAAAGTCGTCGATAAACATTTATCTGAAAATATAGTTATATTCTCATGTTTTCGTAAATGTCTTACGATTTTTAAAGATTTTTTGCCAAAAGATCGTATTATATTTACTATTTCTGCTAATATGTCATCCGAGGAAAGATTTAAAGTTCTTGTAAAATTTGGTAAAGGTAAAGGAAATATTCTTCTTTTGACCTATGATATTGGTGCAGAAGGACTTAATTTACAGTCAAGTAATACCGTGATTTTGCTTGATTTTTTCTGGAATGATGGTAAAACTCAGCAAGCGATCGCAAGAGTATTGAGATATGGTCAAGTTGCTCCGATTGTAAATATTTATATGTTTACAGGAAATACAGCAATTGAAAAGGCAATATTTGAGAAGCATGATTCAAAATTGAATGTTATTTGTGAACTTTCACATGGTAAACCAATAACAAAGGTTACAAGAATGAAAATTGAAGAGATAATTAAAATAATTAATAAGGATGATAATATTCATGCAATTAAAAAAGTTCATAAGGAATTTAGAACAAACGAAAGATCAGATGAAGAAAAATTTATACTACTAAAGAGAAAATTGTCACTTGAAGTGAATTCGAAAGAATTAAATATTTTGAAAATCAAGGAGATTTTCAAAGAGATGGTAAAAATTGATGTAACAAGTGAAATTTTAAAAAAATCGGATGTTCTTTGCTTACTAATATATCTTCGTAGTGAAAAGTTTCCAAGTTGTAAAGTACAAGAGTATTCAAGTAGAATTATTGGTTATTGGAAAAGTAAATATATAATTTAAATAACGTTGTAGTTATCGAAATCAAATTTGATGTAGAATTGGTGTCTTAAATTTTGAAAGAAATCAATCAATATTTTTTTATTTTGGCATATTGAATCTAGATTTGAAATTTGTTCTTGAATATAAACTTTCATAAAAGATTTACATGCATCATTACATGGAATAAAAGTTGGTAAATCAATTATAAATCTTTTCATTCTATCTATGTCTGTTAGTCCAGGATATTCAGGATAATTTAAAACACTTGTATTAATTGAATCCCAAAACATATTCATAGTTGGGATATATTGAGAATAATTTAAATTATAAGGAGAGTATGTGTACATATTGTAGAAATAAGGAAGATATGAATAGTAATTATTCTGTGGAATTGGTGGATAATACATATTACTATAATCATAATAATATGGTCTTCTTCTTCTATGATCGTAATCATCATAAGGTCTGTGATGATCAGGTCTACGACCAGGTGATGAAGGAGGAGAAGGAGGTAAAGGAGGAGGATTTGAACTACCTCCTTTTCCAGACCAAGAACTATTAAATTTCATAGATCTTGCAACAGCATTAGGATTAAAATTTTCAACAGTTTCTCCATATGCATCTTTTAGTAGATAATAAGTATCGAATTGTGGCATTTATTAAAAACATTTTAAAATTATTATTTTTTTATAATAAATGAAAAAAAGTCTGAAAAAATCTAATGGTAAGAAAAGATCTAATAGTAAAAAGAAAAAAAGTCAAGATGGTACTAAAGTATTACAAATGAATGGTGACATCGAAAATATAGAAGATGGTAAAATAATATTTCGTAAATATTCTACATCTTCTGTTGAACTGAGTATAGCTAAAATTTTAAAAGACAATCCTCATGATAATATTGTAAATATTTTAAATGTGTATGAAGCTGAAGATTCGTATTTTGAAATGGATCTTGTTGATATCGATTACATGGACTGGGTAAATAATGAAAAAAGAATGAAATATATTTATAACAAGTTACTTAGTGTTAAAAAGCATCTCCAAAATCTAGGAATTTTTTATATTGATTGGAAAATAGATAATTTTGGATTTTCATATGATCATAAAGAACCTAAACTTTTTGATTTTGATGTGTCATCTTTATATGACAAAGAAACAAAAAAAATAAGCTTGTTTGAAGGATATTTATTAAGAGATGCTGTAAAAAAACTATTCAGCGTATTTGCATTACAAGAATCTGGTATTGATATAGAAAAAATTAAAAAGATCGACGACTATATTTTTGAACAAATGTTTATCGAACTTTGCGAAGAAAATTTATAAAACATTTTGTACGTTTTATAAAATAAAATTTATATATTATTTTTACTTCTTCTTACCCTTTCCGGCACCCTTTCCCTTCTTTGGCTTCTCTTCAACTTTTGGAACATCTTCCACTACAACAACTTCTCCCTCCTCTTCCAAAATTTCCTCTTGTACTACTTCAGGTTGAGGTGCAGGTTCATGTTCAGATACAGGTTCAGGTACAGGATCCTTCTTTTTCCTAGGAGCAGCTTTCTTTTTAGGGGCAGGAGGAGCTTCGACGACAACTTCATTTAAACTTGACTTATTTCCATCAAATTGAAGCTTCTCTTGCTCGTATCTTTCCTTATCTACTCTTGCGAAATCTACGTATTTTTGAAGTTCAGCACCTCCGGCAGTCTTAACTTCTTGCCATCTTTTTGCCAACTCAGTTACAATATCAGTATTTGTAATACTTGGATTCTCAGCAACAACAATTGGTCTATTTTCAACACAGAACATTAAATAACCAGACTTGGCACGAACAGGACCTTCCTTAACATTTTTAGTTTTTCTAACCTTCTTTACAGATGAATCATTTACGTTTTTTACTTCAGACATTATGTTTTTATATATTAGGATATTTCTTTAAGCTGTTTTATTTAAATTAGATTTTATTTGATGAAGATGAATGTAAATTTGAAAAACGAAAAAAATGATTTTAAATTTTATTTCTATTTAATAAAATTACCCTAAAACAATGAAACAGACTTTTAAACTTTGTTGGTTTTGTGAAAAAAAATGTTATAGTTTTGTATCTATATGCCCTGAATGTGTTAAAGAAAAACAAAAAAATACTAATCGAAAGATTTTTTTTCATAAGACGATCAACCAACAAGAAAAAGATGTCATTAGGAACAACCACGAACTTCAATTGAAATAATATTATAATCTATTTTTTTCTTAAACATGAAAATGTGTTTAAGAAAATTACTTTTTTCTATATTTTTCTTTTTTACTATCTGGAAATTTTTCCCATTTTTCAGCCAAATATCTTAGAATACCCTCTGAATCTAATTCCGGATGTGTCTTTTTTGTTTTATTTCTTTTACTTCTCATAAATTTTGAATACCCATCATCCTTTTCCTTTTTTTTTGATCTTTTGATAATTTTTTCTTCTTCCTTTTTTTTTTCATTTTCAATTATAGTTGTAATATTTTCATCAGATTTTTTATCTTTTTTTTCCTTTTTATTTATTTTACGTATTAATGGCACATATCCGTCCATTTCACTTTTATATCTATTTCTATCTTCTAATGACATTTTTTCAAATCTTTTTACTTCTGGACTATTATCCTTTTTCAACTGTTTCCATAGGATTCCCAATTTTGAAACAATATCTTTTACACTCAATTCTGGATTTTCAATTTTCATTTTTTCACGATATTCCGCACAGAAAAATAAATATCCAGATTTTCCTCTTTTAGGTTTATGAGGATCTTTAATTACAATATTATTTTTCTTTATTGTTCTAAATAACTGTTCCTGATTTTTCTTTGAACCCCAAGCTTCAATAATATTGGGATTCTTATTATTATTTATAAAATCGATCACAAATTGACTTATATTTTCAACAAACATATATTTTTATGTAAAAACACATTTTTTTAAATCTAATTTATAATATTTTTCCAAAATCACATGATATATGAAAATCGTCTGATATTGGTAAAAAGTTTTATAATTTAAAAATAGAATATTTATTTTTATAAAATGGAAAAAGATGACGAACTAATTATTTCTCAGATAATAAATGAAAATGAATTCAATATAAAATATTTGAATAAAGTTTTAAAAAATCCAAAAGATTTTAAAAAAATCCAAACGGAAGAATATTTAAAAGATCAGCTCAAATATTTTAAACTCATCATTTTTTATAATACCAATCTTATGAAAATTTCAGAAAAATTAAAAAAAGAACCTGAAATTACTATAACTCTTATGAATATGATTCTAGTAAAAATTCAAGACCATATAAACAAACTATTAGGATATTCTCAAGAAAATGTAGATGAAAATTATTATACGAAAACTCATACCATTTTTAAAGAACATAATAAATATTATGAAAATCAAATTGACATATTTCAAAAAATGAAAGATGATTTGTAACCAAGAGTTTTTATATATTTTTTATATATAAAAATTACACTGTTATTTTATGTTTTTTAGACTTATATAAAATTTAAAATAAAATATATGTTTATACGTCATCGATACCTGGTAATACTGCTTCTTCAACAAGAAACTTGATAAAATTATCTTGAGACTCTTCCTTAGATTCCTTAATACCTGCATCTTCTCGAGCCTTCATGTATTTTTCATAATAAGTATCCTTAAAAGTTGGATTGTCTGCATCCATTTGAATCACTTCTTGACGAGTTTTCAAAATAATATTTTTGATTTCATCCGACTTCTTCAAATGTTCTAAATATGTAAAACTTAATTGAGCCTTCTTCACTCTCAAAGTAATATAATTTTCATATTCATCTGGTGACTCTCTCTTAGATTCTGCTAACAGTAATTCCTCTCTTTCCTTAATATCCTTAACTTGTTGTTGTTCCAACTCCTTCTTTTCCTTAATACTATTTGAAATTGTTTTAGTAGTTTCCTTTCTAATATCAATTTCTGTTGTTTCAGCAGAATAATCACTACTAACAGTAATAGGAAAAGGTCTACCTACATAAGTGTGATAAATTTGATGATATGAATCAACATTTCTAATTAAATGTTCAGCTCTTTGATTAGCTTCCATTTCAGAAGCAAAATTTCCTCTAAGTTTTGCAAATCCAAAAACACCATTTGAATTTGGAGTCGCACCTTGAGCTGGAACAAAAGATATCAATCCTATATTTTGTAAAGCAATTGCAGGATCTGCATATGTTCTATCAACCTTTGGAAACTTTTCAGTAAAAGCAGTATTATTTAACGTTTTAATTGCCTCTACCGATTCCTCGATTGTTAGCGGTGGTTGAAATTGATCAGGTTTCCACTTGTTTACACTATCTCTATCTTCTGGTGTTGTTAATGAACTTTCTCTATTATTTTCAGACATTTCCTTTTTTTAATATATATTTTTTCTTTAAATTTGATTTTTTTAAGTTATTAGTTTTAAATGAATACTGTCCACTTTCTCTTTAATTTGTTTTATCAACAAAGAATGTGATCTATCGTTCTTATCTATTTTCTTTTCAATCTTATCTAGTTTATCTAAAAATTCCTTATCTTCAATATTTATTTTTTTAGTTACATCATCGTGGTTATCTTTTTTTTCGCCATTCAATTTACTAAGATAGAAAAAAATAGAATGCAAAATTCCATTTCCTTTAATAGGAATAAAAGGTAAGATTTCACTTGAAATTAATCCAATACTTGATGCAATTGCAATTATAAAAGATATATTACCATCAGACATTTTTTTATTGTTTCAAAGAAATAAAAAAATGAAAAAAGGAACAAATAAAAAAAAGTTATTACAGAAAAAATGGAAGATGTACTAAATTTAAATATATCTGAACAACAGAAAAAAAGAATACGGAAATTATATAATGAAAAATATTATCTTCTTGGTTTTAAAAAAGATGAAAATGAAATTACTATTTCAGGTTCAACTAATAATATATATAAAATTCGAATCAATTACAATCATATGATGTGTAGTTGTATGGATTGTAAAATAAATTCTTCTAAAAGTATATATTGTAAACACATATGTTTTATATTTATCAAAATCTTACAAAGTAAGGACTTAAATTTTTTCACAAATTTTATTCTATCCAATGTAGATATCATTAGATTATATGATATTTTGCAAGTAATGTTTGAAAAAGATATAAGTATTTTTATTTCTACAAGCGAAGAGAGAAATTTAGGTGATGATTGCCCAGTGTGTTATGAAAAATTATCTACAGATCTTTCAAGATGCCCAGAATGTAAAAATGCCATTCATACAGAATGTATTCAAAAATGGTTAAAATACAACCCATCTTGTGTTTTCTGTAGATCAGATGCATGGAAACTTTTTATGTAATTTAAAAACCTTTTAACGTTTTTTTAAATTACTCACTTTTTTGTAAAATATATTTTGAATTTAAAAAAGTAAATTCACATAGTTAAAAATGAAAACAATAAAAGCTTTTTGGATTACAACTCCCGATGGACGATTTACAAATGTAGGCGATACTCTCACAAATTATTTACTTTATCCATTTGGGATTAACGCTATTTACGAACCAAATAATCCTCAATTATATGGAATAGGCTCAATTTTACATACAATAGATAGAAATACGAGTGCCTTAATTTGGAGTTCAGCCATGATGTATAACGTTCATATGTTGCATACTAAATACGACCCAATAGCTTTAAGAGGTAAATTAACTGCTAAACAGTTTGTTAATGACACAACTAATACAGCTCTTGGGGATGGAGGCTTAATTTTAAACAAAATTTACAAACCACGAAATAAGGAGAAAAAAAAGTATAAATTAGGAGTTTTTCCAAACTATGTTGATATTGTTAATATGAGAGACAATCCAATTGAAAATTTTAATATTTTCAATAATCCAGACACAATTCTTATTGATCCTAGAAATTACATAGAAACAGTTATAGAACAATGCTGTTCTTGTGAAAATATTATTTCATCTTCATTACATGGTGCTGTAATTTCAGATTCTTTTGGAATAAATAATTCTATTTTTTCAGCAAGAGAAACAGATATCGCAATTCATAGAATGCAAGGTTCATTTAAATTTAGAGATTATTATTCTGTTTTCGATATTGATTTTAAATCACCTGATTTAAAGTTAGATAATAATACATCATTCGAAAAAGTGATATCTTCTTGCAAAACATTTAATAAACCCAATATTGAAAATATAAAGGAACAACTAATAAAATCGATTGACAAAATAAAGGAATATATTTAAAAAAAATATCTAATTTTTGCATTCATGTCTTTACATAAACTTGAAATTAATTCTTTATTATTTGTGATGACTGAAGTCCACGGATTATACATTTTAATATCTAACCAAAAATAATTTTCTGGTAAATTTACTAAATTCCAATTGTATGGAGATACCTTTTCTGTATCATGCACAATAATTATATCACATTTTCCAAAAGCTTCATTAATACATTTCCATCTACTTTCATTATGTCCATCAACGAAAATAATATTAAATTTTAAATCTAAACTTTTAAAAAAATCAATCGCAGAATCTTTACCAATCATACATCGTAATTCTGTATTACTTCCAAATTCATTTTTTTGAGACATTTTATTAAACCAACTTTCATCTTGCATTTCAACTGCTATCAATTTATTAGCCTTTTCTGAAAATAATTTTGTACTATACGTTTTCATACCATATTCAAATATATTACATTTACCAATTTTATCTAAAACATACTGTAAAATTGGAGAATGAGATACTATCATTTTTATTTGTTTTTTTTAATTATCATTCTTTTTAAATGAAATATAGATTTAAAAATAAAAATTATACATAAACAAATGAAAATCGAAACTATTGAAGAAGACGAAAATAAAATCGAAGAATCTTCTGAAAAAAAAGAAGAAGAATCGAAAGGTTTACCACCAAATAAAGATAATGGTTATGATTTTGAACATTATAAATGGACTCAGGCTGCCAAGGATGTTACTTTATATTTCCCAATATCTGAGAATGTGAAAAGTAAGAATATTTCGGTTGATTTGAATCCAGATAAAATTTCAATTAAGACTAACGGTTCTGTTATTTTCGAAGGAGAATTATTTAGTATAATAAAAGTTGAAAATTGTACTTGGTTTATAAATAATGACGATACTAGAGAACTGGTTGTAGAATTAGACAAAAAGAAATTTGATGAATGGTGGGATGTTGTTATTAAGGGTGAACCTAAAATCGACCTATCACTTGTACGTCCACCAAATGCAAATATATCTGATTTAGATCAAGAAACTAGAGCAACAATTAATAAAATGATGTTTGAACAACAAGAAAAAGAAAAACAAGGATTTTATAAAGATTTACACACGTAAAAACAAAAACTTTATTTTTTATTATTTCTATATAATAATAAAAGATGAAAAAAAAATCTCCTAAACTTAAACCTAAAAACAATTCTATTTTTTCACATGAAGATTATAACAGTAAAGATGGAATGTTAACATCTGTATGGGGTCCAATATTTTGGTTTTTTTTACATACAATGAGTTTTAATTACCCAAATAATCCAAGTATTGTAACTAAAAAACAATATAGAGATTTTATAATAAGCTTACAATATATTTTACCATGTAAATATTGCAGAGACAATCTGTCTATCAATTTTAAAAAATTACCTATAACGATGGATGAAATGAAAAATCGTGAAACATTTTCTAGATATGTTTATAATTTACATGAGGTTGTCAATAAAATGTTAAAAAAGAAATCAAATTTATCATATGAAGATGTTAGAGATAGATTTGAAATATTTCGTTCAAAATGTATTGTTGAAAAAAGAAAAAAGAAGTCATCTTGCAAAAAATCTAAAAAACATTCTGGGTGTGTTAAACCATTCTATGGAAAAAAATCAAAATGTATTCTAAAAATTGTACCATATGACAAAAAAGAAGAATCTATTCAAATTCATAAAAGATGTAAATTAAAAAAGATTGAAAACGAATTATAAGTAATATTTTTGATTTCCTTTTTTTGATTTTCTTTTTGATTTTCTTTTTGATTTTCTTTTCGATTTTCTTTTTGATTTTCTTTTCGATTTTCTTTTTGATTTTCTTTTTCTTCCATCTTTTTTGGGAGGGGGAGGAAGAAATTTGTACGATTTACGATCATCTATTAATTCTTCTATTTTTGTACAATTTGTTTCTTCTATGTATTTTTTAAAATAAAAATTTAAAAATTCAGTATGATTATACTTACTATCAGTAGGTTCATAATCATAAAGTCTACTATCAACACTGTTATCAATACTATTTTTTTTATAAATTCTTGGAACAGATATTTTTCTAAGAGAAGCATCTGGTCGTAATATTGAATTACTAACAAAGTTTTCAGAATCCGAATATAATTTATTTTGATTTAACGAATCTCCATGATCCGCAATTCTATGATTAAAATAAACTATAACGTCAGTTTCTTCTATTTCATCTGAAAAAAATAAATATTTTGTAAATATGTTTGTTTTTTCTCTTATAGAACTTTGTTTTAATTGATTGTATACTATTTTTATATCATCAATAATATATTCAATCTTATTAGAATCGTCGGAAACATAGTTGTTATTTAACAATTTATTTATACCGCTATACTTTGAAAAAGGAATGATTAAAAAAAATTTTATACTATAATTGTATTTGTCTTTAATATCACTTATCTTTTTAGATATTTGGTTTCCTGAATAAATCATATCATCAAAAAGTAACATGTTAATATCAGAATAATCACCTTCTTTACTAATTTCTGAAATTTTTTTAATTTTTACTTTATTTTCAAAAAAACATCTTAAAACAATATTTTGGACCCAATAATTTGATGAATCCTTATCTTTATCATCATAATCATAAACGTAAAAAATGTCATCATCACCGACATTTTTTATAAACATATCAACTGATTCTTTTAAAGCCTTTAAAAAATCAACAGTATCAATATGAATTACATTTGTAATTTTTTTTGTAAGAGGGTAATCTAATTTAGGTAAATAAATTGGTTCTTCAGGTTCTTCTTTTTTTTCTTCAGGTTCTTCTTTTTTTTCTTCATATTTTCTTTTTTTGTTTGATTTTCCTGTTTCGGAATTACTACTTCTTTTTTTTTCTTCTTCTTCTTTCTTTTTTTCTTCTTCTTTTTCTTCTTCTAAAAATTTCATAAACCAATTATCTTCATCATCCATATTATATTTATTATTAATAATAAAAATATAATAATTTTTTTAAATATAGTAAATGTAAATGCTAACGTGTAATTGAAAAATCAAAAAAATAGATTTAAAGAATTGTTTCTAAGTATTTAGAATAAAATGCCTCAACAAATCAACGATTATTTAACTACTTACCCAGTTCCATGGCCAATTTTTAGTACAAGATTTTATATAAAAGATGAAGATGGTTGGTGGAATCCAACTAGTAGAAAGAAGAGAGAAAAGAAGACACTTATTTTTTTATCAAAGGATGAAAAGAATTAAATTTAAGTTATAAAACATGTTTGTTGTTTTATAATTTTTGTCACTTTATAAATATAATTAAACTAATTATCAAACTTAAAATTAAGAATATTATAATAGTAATATAAATAATTGTATTTTTTTTAGTAGAAGAACTACTATGTTCATGTCTACAACTTTTATATTTTTCTACACTCCAATTTTTTTCATTCGATTTTTCTATATCATCGAATGAACCTATGTCATCGTCCCTGCAAAAATTACTTAAAACTTTTCTATTTTCAATATCTATTTTTGTTAAATCATAATATTCTTGGAGAGTTCTTGTTTTACCTAAACCATATAATTCAATATCCTTTCTCATTTCTGGTTTTACCTTTTCTAAATCTTTTTCAAGTCCAATAATATACTTAATTTTATTAAAACCATCCATATCAGAATAATATGGATTATCAGTCCAAATTTTAGGTTCATCTTTTCTTGTATATTTATGAAAAACTATATTTTCTTTTGGTGTAAAAATATCCCATCCATTCGTATAAAAACGAATACTATGTAAAATTTCTTCTCCCACGAATACATAAGGTAAATTTGGATCATATGGTAATTCTTTTAAAAAATATGATTCGCAAAATATCATTCCACCAGCAGAAAATGGTGTTAAATGATACTCACCTTTAGAATCAATTAACTCACTAGCCATAAATGAAATCATATCCCTTGTATTAAAAAATGGTTTACAAATTCTTGGTAAAAATGTGCGATCAACTTCTTCATTATAATCTTTATATTCAATTAATTCTCGAGGATAATGACTTAATACAGGTTTTCTAGATAATCCTTTCATTTTTATTTCATTTATCATATCTATACACTTAATATCCCAATTTTTTACACAGTTTGTATGACTATCAATCTGAAAATAAAATTCTTCATTATCCCATAAAGTGCTACATAAGTATCGTGCATATGTAGGTCCTTTTGCATCATTATGAGAAAGACGAAGAATTTTGACATTTTTTTTCCATTTTTCATTTATATTTTCAACACAATCATAATCACCTTCTTTATTTTGTTGACATACTCCAATAAAAATATTTTCAGGATTATGAGCCATTTCAAATAAAGATGTTATCGTATCAGAACAAATAGCATCTCTATAAGACGCTACAGAAACAAAAATACAGTTACTTTTCATTTATTATTATAAATAGTATTATTTTTTTATAATATTGTTTTTTTAATTATTACTACTTGATTATTTTTTAAACTTAGTGTTAGTTTAAAAAATTACATAAATTATTATTCTATTCCTTCTTCTTAAGACATGCTTCAGTTTTTACATGTTTAAGTAAAGAATCCTTTCGTGCATAATCTTTATCACAATTATTACACTTATATCGAATACCGGATTCTTTATCAGTCGTTCGCAATTTATTTGTAATACTTCTAATACATTCATAACAATTATTTACGTATCCATCTTTATTATATAAATGTTTTGAAAATAATGAAATATCTTTTACTAGATTACATATTGTACAATTTTTTTCTTTTAAAGCAACGAATTCCATTCTTTTTCTTTTTTGATATTCAATTTTATTTTCTTTTTCACAAACTTTACAAGTTGTATGATATCCACTTTTTTTTGTTCTATCTTTTGAAAAACATTTTACATCCCGATTTTTTTTACACTTTGTACATGTTCTAGCATTTTCAGAAATACATTCAACTTCACCTTCTTCATCATCTTCTTCATCGTCTCCATCTTCTTCATCTTCAACGTCTTTTTCGTCATTTTCTTTCTCAATTTCTTTAGTTTCTTTAGTTTCTTCTTTTCCTTCATCTACATAAAGTTCTTCTATATTTCGATGAGATGTAAAATCACAATTCATTAAAACAGCTGTACTTTCTACAAAACTTATTAAATCCTCAATATTTATTTGTTTTATTCTTTCATTGTTTTTAAGTAAATTTCTAAATTTTTTCTTAATACAAGTTTCAAGAAATTTATTATCATTAGTAAATATTACATATTCAAATACCGGATCTATATATGAATAATAAGTTTGTTCCCGAACAGAAAGTTGTCCTGTATATCCAAATATATAATCAGATATACCGTCCACAATTGGTTTATCTGCATCACGAATTATATATAAACATTTTCCCTTTTTTAGTGTATGCTTGTTTCGATTATTTACTAGTCGTTTATGATTATCTTCAAGCTTTATATGTTTTTCATGAAGATTTATAAGGTGATTTTCAACACACTTTTTTTCTTCTTCCTTTAATAAAAGTTGTTCTCTTAGTTCATTAGTTTCTTCATTTACAGTTTCTTGTAAAAGCTCTTCTAATTTAATATAATAATCATGAACTTCGTCTGCTTTTTTAGTTCCAGATTTTAAACAAAACTTTTTAAACCCATTTACATTTAGCATAATTTTTTCTTTATTTTGACCTCCGTGAACAGGGTCAAAACTCGCTCCTGAAGTTGCAGGAGCGGTTTTATTTACCTTGAAATCAACCTCTTCTACAAAATATTTATTTAAGACTGTTTTAGCGTTATCTTTTCTTGAAAATCCTAACATAATTTTTTCCTTATTTTGACCTCCATTAATAGGTTCTAAACTCGCTCCACCGATCGGTGGAGCGCTTTTTTCAATTTTGTAATCAATCTCTTCAACAAAATGTTTATCTAATAATCTTTTAGCAGGGTCTTTTCTTGAAAATCCTAACCATTTCCAAACATTGTCGAAATCAACAACAAAATCTTTTTTCGAATCATAATTTAAAAAAGTATAAAAACTTGCTACAAATAATTGCTGTTGATTATCATTAAAATTTTCTTTTATTTTCATAAGCAATTTACTTTCATAATCATTAGAAAGACGTGTCATAGCACTTTTTTCG